TACTCGCTTCGCCGGCTGCTGCTCGGCTTGGCGGACGGCCCCGGGTCCCGCTCCTGGGATGACGCCAAGTTCGAGCGCGAGGTCTCCGACGAGCTCGCGAAGCGCGCGAAGGGACCGGACGGCGTCAGCAGCTATACGCCGCACGGGACGATGGTGCCGATCGACCTGCCGGTGGAAAAGCGCGCCGGCCTCGATTCGAAGACCACGACGGCCGGTCTCGAGCTCAAGTTCGTCGAGCCGGGCAGCCTGATCGAGCTGCTCCGCAACTCGACCAAGGTGATGTCGCTCGGCGCGACCTTCATGCCCGGCATGCAGGGCAACGTCGCGTTCCCGCGGCAGACCGGCGCCGGCACCTTCAGCTGGGTGGCGGAAAATCCGGGATCGGACGTCTCCGAGTCGAACCTGTCGCTCGACCAGGTCACGGTCTCGCCGAAGCTCGGCCAGTCCACGAGCTCCTACTCGCGCAACCTGCTCACGCAGGCTGTGGTCGACGTCGAGCAGCTCGTCCGCCAGGACCTGGCGCTGATCACGGCGATCGCGATCGACCTGGCGGCGATCGCGGGGCTGGGCTCCTCGAACCAGCCGAAGGGCATTCTGTCCCAGACGGGCGTCGGCTCGGTCGCGATCGGCGCGAACGGCGGCACAATCAGCTGGAACAACCTGGTCGATGTCGTGAAGACGGTCGAAGCGGCCAATGCGCTGCGCGGCCGGCTCGCCTGGCTCACCACGCCCGGCCAGCGCGCCCAGATGTCGAAGATCGCGCAGATCTCCGCCGCCACCGGTATCCCGGTGTGGTGGCAGGGGCAGGTCTACGGTTACCAGGCCGAGGCCTCGACCAACGTGCCGTCGAACCTCACCAAGGGCACGTCGACCACCGTCTGCCATGCCATCCTGTTCGGCAACTGGGCCGAGCTGCTGATCCCGCAATGGAACGCGCTCGACATCATCGTCGATCCGTACCGGCTCAAGAAACAGGGGATGATCGAGCTCACGTCCTATGTGTCGGTCGATATCGCCCTGCGGCACGGTCCGAGCTTCTGCGCCGTCACCGACGCACTCTAACATCCAGCTGATGGGGTGAGCCTTCGGGCTCGCCCCATCCCGGAGTGCCGATGGATCAGCTTCCCTCGAATCCTGCCCCGACTACGAATCCCCAACCGATCGCGCCGGTGCTTCCGGGCCAGCCGTCGGTCGTGGATCCGGGCGCGGCGCCAGGGCATCCGAACGGCCCAGGCGGCGGCAACATCGGGGGTCCGCATTGGATCCCCCAACCCGATTAGGGAGAGCACATGTCAAAGACGTTCGACGTCGTGATCACCGCACCGAATGATATTCGCCTGAACGAGAAGGAAGCCGGCCTCGGCGAAGGCATGCGGATCGTCTCGCCCGGGACGAAGCTGAGGGTCTCCGAGCAGACGGCGCGCGAGCTGTTCACGTATCGGCAGGCCGAGCACGTCCGGAAGTAATGCGATGCGGATCAAGCTGGTGCTGGGGGTTCGCATCGATGGCGAGCATCACGACGCCGGCGAGGAGCTCGATGTGGATGTGCCCACCGCGCGGCTCTTCATTGGAGCGAATCAAGCGGTGGCGATCGATCCGTTGCCGGCGGCGCCCCCGCTGACGGCGCGCGGCGAGATCGAACACCGAGATCCGCGGCCGCGAACCTAGATGCTCGGCAGCGCGGATCTGGATGCGCTGCTCGCGGACTCCGGCGACACGGTCACGTATCAGGCGACGACCGTCAATTGCTGGTTCGACGAGCCCGATGGGATTGAGCAGGATGCGAGCGGCATGCTGGTGCCGATCAGCCGGCGATCAGTCTTGATCAAGACGGGCGCGATCACGCCGCCGATCGACGGACAGGTGACGATCAACAGCGTGGTGCATACGGTGCGGGATTTCCGGCTCGAGCCACCCGATGGGGCGTTCACGCGGCTCCTGGTTGACCTGTGATTCTGCACCTAATCGAGCGGGTCGCGACGTGGCTGGGCAACGGCACCTATGGCGTGAATGCGCAGCTCGCCACGCTGCCACGGATCGGGGCGGATACGCAGCCTGCGAACGTGACGATCCTGGATGAGCGGCAGCACGGGTCGGCGGTGCGCGGGCAGTTCAAGCGGGATCAGACGTTCCCCGTGCTCGTGGTGCGTGTGCCGGACGAGTTCGAGCTGGACCTGGTGATCAATTTCGCGGTGCGGGATGCGCCCCTGCTGCCGGTGCTGATCGCCTACGCGACGAAGAACCAGGACTCGGCGGCCGCGGCGCGGGACAGTCTCTACACGATGCAGGCGCTCGAGAAGAGCCTGCACGCGCTCTGGACGAACGGGGCGCAAGCGGATCGGGAGCAGGGCTCGGTGCGGATCGTGATGCCGAAGGGATTGCGGCACAAGAATCTGTATACGCCGCTCGGCGACACGATGGAGACGACGGGCATCATCGCCAGCTACTACGTGAGGGACTCGAGTCCATGACGCCAAAGAAGGATGCTCCTCAGGTCCCGGAGACGCCCGTGAAGCCGCTGCCCACGCACGGCGGCGAGTACCTGACGGACTCCGAGACCGGCGAGCATATCCCCGTCGCCCCTCCCGAGAAGGAGTAACGCATGCCGGTCCTGACCAAGGCGCTATCGGCGATCTTCGTGAAGGTGGAGACGACGGAAGGCACAGATGCCGTGCCGGCCGCGGCCGACGCCATCCAGCTGATCGAGCACGCGGATCTCGCCTGGGGTCAGGAGATCACGAACGAGCAAGCGGATCTTGAGAACCAGCTGCTCGATGAGGCCTTCCCGGTCCCGCCGGCCGGCAAATGGGTCGAGGCGCGCTGCAAGATCTGGGTCCGCGGCGCCGGCTCCGCATATAACGGCACGACGGTGGTCCCCGAGCTGCATGCGGTGCTGCAGTCCCTGGGGCTCACCGCAGCCTTTGGCGCGAGCACGGAGAGCTACGATACCGCCTCGACGGGCACCAAATCCGTCACCTGTTACGCCTTCCGCGAGACCGATACCGGGGCCTGGGTCAAGTATCCGATGCTCGGCGCGCGCTGCCCACGCTGCTCCATCAATTTCACTGCCGGCAAACCGATCGAAGTCGCATTCACCTTGCGCGGCCTGTTCGTGCAGCCCGTGGATGGTGGCTTCATCACGCCCACCTATCAGACGCCGACCGCGCCGATCTTCGGTGCCGCCTCCTCATGGTCCTATGGCGGTTTCGCCCCCAACATTCGCAAGACTTCGGTCGCGTTCGACTATCGCCTGGTGCCGCAGCTCTCCGGCAACGCGGCCGACGCGCTCGCCGGTTATAAGCCCGTGCGCCGGCGCGTTACCTTCGATGCGGCCTTCGAGGATGCGCGGATTGTCGATTACGACGCGTTCACCGCATGGAAGAACGCGCCGGCAAACCAGCTGTTGATCGCGGTGGGCACCGCGGCGAACAACAAGTTCGCGCTGACCGCGGACAAGGGCACGATCCTCGACGCGCCGGCCTTCGAAGACGATCAGGGACTCTGGCTGCGACGGATCTCCGGCATCCTGACGCCCGAGGGCACGAACCGCGTGAAGATCGCCTTCGGTCCATAGCGTGCTCGACGCCAAGCAGCTGCTCGCGGCCTTCGAGAATCCGACCTTCATCGATCCCGATGGTGAGAAGACGGTCGGCCGACCGCTCTCGCATGTGCAGTATCAGCAGGTGCTCCGCGACCTGCGGGCGGCCGGCACGGATGTCCAGAAGACAGAGGACGTGCTGCGCGAGGCCCTCACGAACATGGGGCTGCCGGCCGAGAAGATCCTGCAGCTGCCGGATCCGCTCTACTGGAAGGCGATCGAGGATTTTTTTCGCTGTTGCCGGGGCGAGCCGCCGACCCCGGCGGCGGCGGCCCCGTCGACCACTGGCCCAAGCAGCGCAACGCCCTTAACGCCGGCGTAGGCGCCCCGCCGCTCCCTGAGGGGGCGACGCCAGACGATTGGATCACCGCCGTCGCGCAGTTCGCCAAGCACTACCCCGGCATGCCGTATGTGTCTCCCTGCTGGCCGACGTCCGATCACCTGATTCCCTGGCGTGTCTTTGATCAGCTCTATGGTGAGCTCGAGGATGTCATAGGGACATGACGAATCCGATCCCGCCCGTCAGAGTCGACATCGTTGAAGGCGACAATACCGCCGTTCCGGGATTGCAGCGGACCGGCGATGCGATCGCCCACGTCGCGGCCGGCGCGTCGACCGGGCTCAGCCCGATTCAGAAGCTCTCGAAGGCGATGGTGCTCGCCGAGGGTCGCGAAGGCTCGCAGGTCCTTCGCGCGGTCCGCGGCGAGATCGCCTCGCTGGGCGAGCAGGCGCTCGGGACGCAAGGCCCGCTCGGCCGGCTGGGCATCGTCCTGGCCGAATTCGGCATCGGCGGCGCGACCGGCCTCGCGGTCCTGGGCGGCCTCGCCGCGGCGACGTTCGCGTGGCGGGAATTCACGAAGGAGACCCGGGAAGCGGAGAAGGCTACCGACGATGCGATCGCCGCGCTGCTCAAGCTCCACGAGGCGCGCCGCGGACCGGAGGCCACACAGGGCGAGCAGGTGAATCAGGCCCGAGACCGGCTCGCGGAGATCGACGAGAGCATCCGGCGCCAGCGGGCACTTGTCGCGGAGCAACGGCGACAGTTCACCGGCACGGGCCTGGGCGACACGGCGCCCGAGGTGGCAGGGCCGCTCGCCGATCTCAATGCTCTCATCCAGAAGCGCGGCTCGGTCCTGCAGGCCATCAACGCGCCCACGCAGGCGGAGCAGGCCCAGCATAACAAGCTGGCCGAGGCGCTCGAGCGGGAAGTCGACGTTCGCACGCGGGCGATCGCGACGGATCAGGATGAGAACGCCATGCTGATCGCGCTCGCCGATGCGAACGCCCGCGCGCAGGCGGCGGTCGAAGGCCTCGACGTGGCGCACACCGCGTCACTGGTCGCCCAGGCGCGGCGCATCGAGCGGCTGAAGGAAGAGAACAAGGCCCTCGAGGATCAGCGGAACGTGCTCGAGGAGATCGGCCGGATCAGTGCCGACGTCAATCGCTTCCTCGCGAGCCCCCAAGGGCTCGCCACCATCCAGGGGATCCGGACCCCGACGCTCAATGATTTTCTCGGGATCACGAAGCACGGCCAGAATGTCGACGAGGACATCTTCGGTGCCTTTGCCGGCGGCCGTAAACGCTCTGCGCTCGATCTCGCGGATCCGTTCGGGAAGCAGGCCGGCGACGCAATGGGCAAGGCCTTCATCGAGAAGAGCCTCAACAAGCCGAGCGTCGACGCCGGCCGCGTGATCAATGATTCCGTGGCAATCATCGGCGCGATCCAGGGCGGATCCGCCGGCGCGGCGCTCTCGAGCATCGGCGGTCTCTTGGGTGGGATCAAAGGCGTGCCCACGCCGATCTCGCTCGGCATCTCGGCCGTGGGATCGCTGCTCGACGGTTTCGCGGCCGAGCGCCGGCATCGCGAGCTCCTCGCCGCCCTGAAGCGCATCGAGCAGCGGGCCCAGCTCGGCCCCACGCAGATCCGGCCGGTCTTCGTCGACAGCCGCGGGGATGCCGCGGCGACAGCCTATGCAGTGGGCCGGCTGCAGGATCGCGACGCGATTCCCCGCGGCGTGGGCGGCCCATAGATGGCGGTGACCGGGAGCGAAGTCGATGCGGTCGTTGGATTGCCGCAGGACGGCGCCGGCAAACAGGTCGCCGTCAAAGAGATCAAGCGTGCCGATGACTCGACGGTCGAGCGGCAGGAAGTCGTGCTCACCGATGGGAGCGATCCGATCGGCAGCCAGACGGTGCGCGGGGACCGCGGCCGCGGCCGCGCGCTCACGCAGGACACGGAGCTCGCCGAGGAGATATATAAGCTGCGCCTGGTGCTCGAGGATATCCGCGGGCTGCTCATGAAACTCTAAGGGGGATGGTATGGAACTGAAGATTCTGGGGCAGGTCCGCGGCGTCTCGCCGGGCAACTTCCCCGAAGGCCGCGAAGATCAGCAGCTCGTCCTCAACTCGCGCGGCGAGCAGGTCGTCGCGCAGGGGCTGCCGGAATTGACCGAGCTCGTCCGGCTCGGCCAGTCCTGGGCGATCGCCTCAACCACCGGCCAGGCGGCGTTGCTGGCACTGCCGACCGTGACGGCGGGACTCACGATCGTGAACGGCGAACCTGCGAACGGGCTTTCGCTCGCGATCGATTCGTTCGGGTCGTGGGAAGCCGTCGTCGATGCCACGCAGACGGATGTGACGGCACTCTTCGCCATGCTGAATAAGCAGGGCGATTCGGCGCCCTCGAGCGGCACCGCCGAGACGGGCTTCACTTCGCTCTCGGGCCGCAAGGCGCTGGATGCGGCGGTGAGCGCCATCCGCGGCGCGACGGTCATCAATAACAACTGGTTCCCGCACTCGACCGAGGGCGCGCAGATGGCGGCCGCGGCGGCCGGCGCGCAGTGGAAGGTGAACGAGGCGCGCGTGCGCGGGCTCTACTTTGTCCGGCCGGGCAGCGCGTTCAGCATCCAGGCGGTGAAGGCGGCCGCGGCGGCCGCGGCGCAGCAGTTCTTCTTCATCCGGTTCCACTGCGTGCAGATCCTCTGGAAGAGCTGATGCTCTTGTTGCTCCGCTTTGCGATGGGGTCGACGGGGAATTGGAAGGATCAGCCGGCGCTGCAGCCGGCCCCGTCGGCCGATCGCCTGTTGCTCGCGCCGCTGAAGACGGCGACGCAGCTGCCGCTGCAGGTGCGGCGGCCGACCATGAAGCTCCGGTAGTCCCGGCAGGAGTCCCATGCTTCCGACGAATGCCGTCCTCTCGGGCGGCAACTTGTTCAACCGGATCGCCTATCCGAATCATGGCCTCGTGGCCGATGAGGAGGCCGTCGGTCATGAGGCCTATCGCATCGCGACGGGGCGGCGCTCGCCGTTTACCAACTACTATACGAGCATCACCGCAAACCAGCAGCGCACGCTCACGCTGACCTGCGATCGCACGCGCGTGGCGGATCTCTTTGTCCTGGATCGCGGGCACAATCTCGCCGGCCTTGAGGTGATCCTCGAGCGCTCGGATGACAACTTCACGGTCAGCACCATCCCGGTGTTCGACGTCGTCCTGCCGGCGAACAGCGGCACGGGCTCGCTCGACGATCCGTTCGGGGTCGTGACCGAAGAGGGCGCCTGGATCATCCGCTTCACCAAGGCCAATGCGCTCTATTGGCGGCTGCGGATCCCGGCGATGGGCGCGTTGCTGCGGCCCAAAATCGTCGGTGCGCACCTCTCGCTCTCGTTCGCCTTCCTGCCGTGGATGCCGGACGCACGCGACCAGACAGAGCTCGGTGGAGAGATGGCGGAATCGGATGCGGGCTGGCAGGCCCTTGCGGCGCCCTGGCTGCGGCGCACTGATACGCTGCGGATCCAGCTCCTCTCGATCTTCGATTATGAGCTCGCAGCGACGGCGTTCCGGCACTGGGATCTGCATCGACCCGCCTGGTTCGTGCCCGATGAGACCTATGCGCAGACGGCGCGGTGCATCATCCGGCCGGCCGGCGTCACGGGCTTCGTGCGCGCGCCCGACTGGTTCCCGCATAAGGCGGAGATCCCCGCGATCGAACACGAGGCGGCCTGATGGTAGACGTCGAAGTCAGAGACGTCTTGCTCCGCGTCGGCGGCCGCACGCTGCAGCGCACGGGCTTCCTGGCGGCTGCCGGCGCGGGCCGCGGCTATGTCGAGGTCAAGGAAATCTTCGCGCGGGCGGCCAGTTCGCTCGCGATCGACCGCAGCGGCTATCTGAAGAATGTCGCGGCGGGCGCGCCGCGGATCGAATGGCCACCGGGCCTGGTCGACGTCGCGGGCAATCCTCTCTGCGGCATTCGCGGCGATACGGCGGTTACGAACAAGCTGACCACGCCGGAAGGCCCCTACAATGCGGGCGCATGGACCTCGGCTGGCTGCACGGTGCCGAGCACCAACAATCCCAGTCCGCGGCTCGGCCTGCTGGGCACGCCCGACCTGACCGCCAATTTCGTCCGCGAAGATACGAGCACCGGCGTCCATGGGCTCTTCCAGAACTACACGATTGGAGCCAGCAACAAACGCGGCGCCTATGTTCTGATCAAATCCGTAGGGAGCCGGACGAAAGGTCGCCTCCGGATCACCAACCCGAGCGGGACCGAAGCGAGCGTCGTTTTCGATCTGAGTGCCGGCACCATTTCCAGCGGCACCGACTGGGCCGGCATCATTCCGCTCGCCGGCGGGTGGTTTGCGATCTGCGTGTTCGGCGGCGCCGGCGCCGGCAATCCAGGAGCACAGTTCGGCGTCGTCTTCCGTGATGCGAGTAACAATGAGTCCTATACCGGCGATGGGGCCTCGGGCTTTCTCATCACGGGATGCGTTGCGACCGACAATCAGTTCGTCCTGCATTACTGGGGCACAGGGGCGGCCTCGGTCTCGGACAACTTTACCCTGCCCGTGAATTTCGGGCCGACGGATGTCACCGTGCTCCAGCTGGTGGCGCGGCCGATCCATGCGGATGCGGTGGGCGATATCGGCATCGAGCCCGCCACGTTCAAACTGGGCAGCGGCAAGCTCATCCGCGGCAATTTCCAGCAGACCACCCGCCTCATGCGCGCGTTCATCGGGACGAATGGCGGCACAGATGTGCAGCAGACCGTCGCCATTCCTGCGGGCGGCCTCCTGACCATCGTGTCCCAGTTTCGCAATCTCGCGACGACGGGCGGCATCACGAAGCTCGATGTGGGCAGCGGATTCACGGCAGACAGTCCCACGGCAACCGCCTATAGCGCATTCGGCAGTCAGACGCTCGAGGTGGGGAGTAACGGCTCACTCCATTTGCTTTGCGGCGTCCTGGTGGATCTGGTCTTTGCGCGCGGGCTGCGGACACTCGCCGAGATGCAAGCCATCCCGTGAGAAGCGGCTTCTCCCCTGCCCTCGAGGAGCGTCTGATGCGGCCGGACTCCACCGTCCGGCGCTTCGTGATTGCCCAGGCCGTCGCCAAGAATGCCGACGGCAGTCTCTGCCAGAAGGTGCTCCAGAAGCGCGACGACTGGGGCACGGCCGACGGCGCTGCGGCCGGGCCGCCGGCGTCCCTCACCGGCTTCGATTTCCTCGACAATGGCGACGTGCGGCTGCATAACACGACGCGCACGATCATCACGAAGGCGGGACCGCCGAATGCCTACTTCACGGGGCTCTCGCGCACGTTCCCGCTCTCGGTCATCCAGCTGGAATGGGGCGGCACCGATCGCTCGGACGTCGAGCTTGATCGCATCAAGATCTGGCTCAATCCGCGAGTCAATGGTGCGCTGAATCGCCAGGTCACGCAGTGGAAGCTCGAGCTCTTCGCGCTCGCCGACGAGATCCAGTTGCAGAACGTCGTCAAGCATCAGCTCATCGTGATCCCGCTCGGCGCGCCGGTCGTGGTCCCCGTGACCAACGATGCCGAAGGGCTCGTGACGTTCGATTTCTCCGGGCTCGTCGCGCGGCCGCGGCCGAAGTTCTTCACGCACATCTTCACCGATAACCGCCTCTATGGCACCTTCCGTCAGCCGACGACCTTCTTCGTCATCACGGCGCTGGACAAGGACGGCAATGGAGCGACGAATGTCGGCCTCGGCTACGACAATAGCGTCGGGACCCTGATCTCCGCCGGCAATATCCTCTCGAGCCGGTCGATCTCCGCACCCTTCAGCAGCGCATTCTGGGGTGCCGACAACAACTCGCTGAATGGCGTGCCGATCGTGACGATCGAGTCGGGCACCTACGCCAGCACGACGATCGTCTTCGCCACGAATCCGCCGAATCTCGGTGGGGCGCCGGTGGGCGACGTGCAGCTGCGCCTGCAGGGGAACGTGCCGACGGGCTGCGGGCTCGTCGGTCAGGTCCGCAACGATGCCGACAGCGCCTGGATCACGTTCACCGACGGCCAGTGGATGACTGCGGATCTCGGCCTCACGCCGACGCAGAGCCGGAAGATGCAGGTGCAGCTGAACACCGATGCCAGCCTGACGCAGACGCCGACGCTGACCGGTCTCGGGATGGAGTGTTTCACCGAAACGAACTTCATCCGCCAGACCAAGATCAGCGGCGGCTCCTGGGCCGTGGATCCGCATTCCATGAGGGGACAGATCCCGGAGATCCTGCTCACCTTCATCCGTGACGGCGATCGCGACTATGCCGACGCGATCACGGAGCTGCTCGCCAACAATCACATCGGCGATCTGCGCTTCCGGCTCTACTGGGGCGACGAGACGCTGAACCGCAAAGACTGGCTGAACGTCGACGACCTGCTGATTGACGGGTCGCATCCGGGCCGGTCCTCGATCCAGCTCAAGTGCCTGACGCCGCTCTGCCTGTTGCGGGACAATGTGCCGCGCTACAAGCCGGGCAGCGTATTCGCCCCCACGAGCGACACGCTGGTCGGCGCGTGGACGACCGAGGCCGGCGTCGGTGCAAACCTCTACAGCCGGATCAACGAGGCCACCTTCGACGATCCCAGCTATATCCGGTCCGAGCTCGACCCGATCAACTCGGCATGCGAGGTCAAGCTGCCGACGATCACCGATCCCGTCGGCCGCCGGCACATCCTGAACTACCGCTATCGGAAAGACGCGACGAGCGGCGAGCAAATTGATCTCACCGTAGAGCTGCGGCAGGGTGGCAGCATCGTGGTCCAGGATGTCGTCACCAATATCGACACGGATAGCGCGGGCTCGGCGACTCCGCGGAGCATCGTCCTCACCGACGCCCAGGTCGCCACGATCACCGATTACACGAACCTACGGGTGCGATTCAAGGCCAACAAGCCGTCGGGATCCGGATCGCGCCGCGCCATCATCACCTGGGTGCAGCTGCAGACCGGAGGTCGCACGGATCAGACGACCTATAACACCACACTGAAGGCCACCTATGACGGACTGCTCGCCTCCGAGCTCGGCATCGATCAGCGTTACCGCGGCCAGGGCGTCGAGGACATCCAGAGCCAGAACCAGGTCGGCAAGACGATGTTCCAGACGAGCGGGCCCACGGCGAAGCCGATCGGCAAGACCGAGCTCGATGCGATCGCCTATATCGCCGGCGGCGGCATCATCAGCTCGCAGGGCAAGATCTGCTATCGCGACATGTTCAGCACGGGCCCGATTCGCGCGATCTTCCCCTCGAGCGAGATCCGCCTCCAGGAAGCTGGCCCGGGCTTCGAGGAGCGGATGCCGCAGCTCTTCGTGCAGTGGAAGTGGAACGCGGCGAAGGGTGACTTCGATCGCCAGGAATACGTCGTCCATGCCGGCGCGCTGCTGCACCTGGGCAAATCTCGCCTCGATCCGCCCGCCTATGTCGATCAGGAGACGGCGAAATGGCTGTCGAACGAAGGGCTCGACAGCAACGGCCTGAGCCTCGCCGGCCGGATCGGCGTGCGCCAGGTGCAGGCGATCGGGCCCGGACTGATGCTGTGGAAGTTCACGAGCAACTACCGGCACCCCGAGCTCGAGCCTGGCGATATCATCAGCCTGCAGACCGACAAATTCGTCGGCCGGGATCCCGTGGCGAATCGCGCCATCCGCGGGCAGCTCTGGGTGAGCGCGCGGATCCAGTCCTGCGACGTCGACGCGCAGACATTCACGGCCTGGGTGCAGAGCTATTCAGACATGCTGGCCACGAACGAGACCTCGGAGCGGCTCGGCCTCGGGCCGGCGACGCCGCACATCATGAGCGTCACGCCCGACGTCGCCGATAGCGGGATCGCGACGGCGATCATCGCGTGCAACGCGGCGACCGCGGTGCGGATCGCCGTCTCGACGAGCGCCGAGCCGAGCGCGGCGACCGTGCGCGCGGCCGCGCTGCAGAACCTGGACGCCGCCGGCGTGCTCCGGACCGGAACGCTGGCGACGCTCGTGCCCGGGCAGACGCTTTATATCGCGGTGCTAGCCTACGAGAAGGTCGACGGATCGGGTCTCGAGTCGCCGCTCGTGGCGGCGCAGCTCGCCATGCGCTGGCTGCCGACGCTCTCGGTCCTCCATACCGGTCCAATCTGGCGCGGCAATCGGCTCACCGTGCATTGGGACGGGAACACGGGCGTCGCGTCGGTGAAGGTGGCGACCAGCACGGTCAGCTTCCCCGCAGCGGGAACGGGGACCTCGCAGGACGGCAGCGAGAACATCTTCGATTGCGGGACCTTCCTCTATGGGGATATGGTCTACGTCACGATCACGCCTTATTCCGGCGCCGGCGCGACCGGCAACCAGGGCCCGGCGCTGCAGTATCGGACGCGCCTCGGGTGGCATGACAAGATGTTCGATGATGTCACCGGCAAGGTATTTCGCTCGACGGCACTAGCCCCACAGGGATCCATCGTCCCGACGCCGGCCGATCCGAGCATTCTGCTCTACAAGGCGGCAGGCCCAGCCACGGGCCGCATGTACGGAATCCTTCGCCGGCTGAGCAATTACACTTTCCGGCTTCCAGATCAGAGCAGTGTGATCGCGCCTGCAACGAATTCCTATTCGCGGCCTGCGGCGCCGACGCTCGGTCAGGTCTCGGGCGGCGCCTTGGGTAGCCGGACGCGGTGGGTGCGGGTCTTTTATCTCAAGTTTCTCCCGCGCAGCAGTAATAACATCTGGATCATCTATCGCACGAGCGCAGAATCGTCGTTCGTGATCTCGGCGAACAATCTCCTAAAAGTCACGGCGCCGGCAACAATAGCCGGATATGATGGCTGGGGCCTCATGGTCGGCTCGGCGAGCAATGGGGAATTGTTCCAGCGGTCCTCCGTCGATGCCGTTCCCTTCGGCACGGACTGGACGGAGCCGGTCGGGGGCGCCGACCTCGTGAATGGAGCGCCCTACGATGCGCTGATGGATGATGGATTGACGATCGAGGGTTTGGCCGCCTCAACGAACTATCAGCTTTATGTCTATTTCGATGCAACGGTGGATACGCCAGCTGGAGGCGCCTTCCGGATCGGCGCGAGTCTCGGCGGCGGCATCCCGACGGTCATCGATACCTCGGCGGCCGCGGACCAGAATGGCGATGGGGTCATTCCCTTGAGCTTCGGGGTCAGCGTCGTCTTGCCGGTGCCGGTCGGATCCGGCAGCAATTCGGGCAATGGCGGCGGGAGCCCAAAATATCAATGACGCTCTACTTCGTTCAGACCGCGCAGATCGAAGCCAACGCACCCCGCGGTGCTTGGCACGCGATGGTCTGTCCCGGCAACGCGAACTGGTCCCTCTGCCTTGTGTCGCGCTGGGCCGACGATGATGCCGATGATGAATGGGAAGCAGCGACGAATGCCCAGGCGATCTACGCGGAGAACCTCGGCAATCTCGTTCCACCGATCGCCGTCAATGCACTAGGTCCGTTCGGTGTCGTTGCCACCGATACGATTCGTCAGGCGCTTCGGAAAGTAAAACAGAACTGGCGCGTCATCGGCGATATGATCCGTTAGCAGGGCGCCTTGTCCTGCGTGCCGACGTAAGGATTCTTGGTGAAGTCAAACCACCAGTATTCCGCGCCATTAGGATAGGCCGCAGCATCCGATGCCACCCCAGTCTGCGGATTGAACCACGGACCTGATGCCTTGAACCACTGGCCGCTGTTGCCGGTCGTGTCGCCCGCGAAGTATTCATAGCGGACGCTGTCGGTTGGCAGAGTGCTCGTGAACTTGATGCAGATGTGCGAGCCCCACGGAATGGACGTGGTCTGCACCTGATCGCTGGCATCGCGCCAGACAAACGTGATCTCGGTTCCTTGGATGGGCGCGTAGGGACCGAAATTGTAGAACGCCACCGTCGGGTCGAGACCTCCGGGACCCGCGGGACTCTTCGAGCAGGCGGCGAGCAGGATAAGCATGGCGATTGCGTAACGCATAGATCCTCCCTTCGAGACAAATCTATGATGCGGTGATGTGATAGCCGGCACCAGTCGGGGATTGCCCACACCCGCCCCGTCTCGTATCGTAGAACCGCAGGCCACATCCGAAGTCAATCGCCCCCAGCGGGCTCACTCGCTGGGGGCTTTTCGTTTGGGGGCACATGACACCACTGAAGGTCATCGGCGCGCTCAGCACCAGCATGATGGCCGGCTCCGTGCTGCTCCTGCAGGCGGCCGGCGCGACGCCGGAGATCACCGGGGCGGTTCTGCTCAGTGCCAGCGTCCTCGCCCTCCAGATCTATCTGCTCCGCCGTGTCCAGTCGATTCCCGCCGAGGAGGGCGTCAAACGCCACGATGCGATCGACCGCATCGGCGAGACGATCGCCGCTATGCAGCTTCGGGACATTGCGGAGAAGGAACGGATCGAAGATCGGATCATGCGGTTAATCCGCGAAGGGCTCGATCGAGAAGCCACCGAGCGGCGCACATTCGACGAGCGGCTGCGTCAGCTAGAGCGCGAGATGCCGCCACGCGCGAGGGCTTCGTGAAGCCGGCCGAGCAGACTGGCGCCTTCCAGGCATTGACGGATCGCGGCGTCCCGGCCGACCGCGCCGTCGCCAAGGTGCAGAGCACGCGCCGCGGCGTCGTGTTCCTCGTGATCGGCGCGATCTGCGTCGCCGCCGGGTTCGCCTTCGTCATCTATACGATGACGATCACAAAGGGCGCGCCGAGTATCGGGCTGCTCGTCTTCGCGGCGCTGCCCGGCCTGCCGGGCGCCTACTTCCTGCTCGCCGGCGGCCATCTGATCAGCGGTGACGCGATGCGCGCGGCCGAGGAGTCGGGCGGCGTCCTGGCCCGCACCGCGGCGAAGGCGCTGCGGGCCGCCCGCGGCAAGGACGAGCCGTGATCACCGCCGAGTTGCTGCGGTTCGTGAAGCATGAAGAGGGGCTGGTCCTGGTGCCCTACCTCTGCCCCGCCGGCTATCCGACGATCGGGTACGGGCACCGGATCCCCTCGCTCGCGCATCCGCCGATCACCGAGTCGGACGCCGAGCAGCTGCTCTTCATCGACCTCGGGATCGCCGAGCGGGGCGCGCTGACGCTCGTGCCGACGCTCCTCCAGGAGCCGCGGCGCCTGGCCGCGCTGACCGATCTCGTCTTCAACGTCGGCCGCGACGCGCTCGACGGCGCGGATCCGAGCGACCTGAACGACGACGCCGGCGTCGTGAAGTGCCTGCGCGCCGGCGACTGGACCGGCGCGGCCGCGCGCTTCCGCAAGTGGGATCACGCCAAGGTGAACGGCCAGCTCGTCGAGCTCCCGAGCCTCAAGC